TCGGCTGTAGTGTGTGCGGGGTGGGTACATCTCTTGCTGGCGACGAACTTCAACCTGCAAGCGTTGCTGGTACAACTGGTAAAAATAACGTGAGATGTTGGCAGCAGAGCCAATAGGATCTTGCTGTTGCATTGAGTCAGCTTCTGCTGTTGCCGCTGGAATACGTCCCAAGTCAAGGTAGGAAGCAGTACGGTATGCAGCGCCAAGCATTACTACTTCACGTGCTGAGTCAGGCAAGCCTGATGTTGTAAAGTCATCAGTGTCATACTGGAGTTGGCTAGGCTTCTTAGTGTAAGTAGCCATCACAGTACGTCCTGGAATAATTCCATCGGAGATGGAGATAGTCTTTCCTGTATTCCAAGTGACAGGGTTAGCCATACGATCAACACGGTAATGGCGAATTGGTAGCCACTCAAGGGAAGGCCCAATGGTTTGCCACGATAATCCTAGAATGTCAATAGCTTCTTGTGGAAGGCCGTAAGTTGTACGAGCGGCAATCCAAGGAAAAGTTGTGTAGTAAGTTCCAAACAAGTCTGGGTAGATCGCATCAATTGCTTGGTTAATGTTCTTGCGAATAACAGAACGTGGGAAAGATGGGCTAATGGTTACACGTGCGCCCGATGTGTGGGAAGCCGCATCTGTGTTACGAAAGCCTCGCCCATAAGGGGCGACAGTTGCTGTGTTAGTAGTACGGTTGAATGAGTCAACCCAAATCAATTCATCGTCAATTTCTACGATGCCGCGTGTAAGCACTGTGCCATCTGCCACTTGGAATGTCAGAGCAGTACTGGTAATTGCACCTAACAAGTAAGTGGCTTGGTCTTGGCGAGAGGTATAGCCTGTCAAGGCTAGGGAAGTCTCATCAATAAGATCAGAAAATAATGTCACGATGCTATCTCCGCTGCTGCTTCGTTAATGCCTAAGCCTTTGGTTCCAGCTAAAGCGTTAAGGATGCCTTGTAGGTCAAGACCTAAATTGTTACCGCTATTGCGGCTTGCGTATAAGACATTTAATGCACCAGGAAGGGCTAAGCCTGTGGTACCAGCCCACTTGTTACCAGCGCCTTGAGCATCAATGCTAGGTACGCCATTGACTAAGGTGCCTGCTAGACGGTTAAGATGATAGGTATAGGTTAAGCCATCCCTGAGTGCCATTATTTGCCTTTCTTAATGATGTCGCCAGTAATTCGATCCTTGCGTAATTTTTCAGTACCGTTCTTATTCAAGACAACAATGTAGCCATCTCGGATAATGGTCTTGTTCCAAGGAACTTTAACCAAGGACTTCTTCATTACTTAGATCCGTCAACGCCTTCGTACTCACCGTAAGGTGACTTAGTTGGCTTGCCTGTTAATGTTTCTGGAGTGCCGCCCTTGGCGGTTGTGTTGCAACCACATTGTACGCACATATTTACTTACCTTTCTTTGCTGGTAAAACCTTCTTAAGGTTTGGGTTTGCTTTCTTTGCTGCTGGAGATGCTTTGCGAGTAGCAGATGCGAGAATTGCACCAGCACGTTCCATCGGGATGCCTTGCTTCTTGGCTATTCCTGCTTGGGCTTTCTTGAAACCCATTCCTTTTTTTGCTGCGGCCATAATTACTTAGCCTTCTTCTTAAGCATAGTCATGCCCTTTTTCAATTCTTTTGCTTTTTCTACTTTTGACTCTACTTTTTCAGCAAGGGCATAAGCCTTCTTCTTCATTGCTGGTGATACTTTCTTTGCTGCTGCCATTAGATTGCTCCTGTTTCTTTCATTACCTTCGCCGTGCGCTTGGTAATCTTTCTTGCGTCAGGCATTGTGCCTGCGTCAAAAGCGACGCCCAGTTTGTCACTGGCCGCCCTTGCTTCATTGATCTTTTTCATTGTGGTGCCAGCTGGTTGGATACCTTGCGCTCTAGCGTCACGATAAGCTGCTAGTTCGCCGTCCCACCTCTTTGTGGACATTGCTCGTCCTGCTGTTGCATCACCTGAGTTAATGCTGAGGTTTGCTGCCAATAGGCACTCAGCGTAATTTTCATGATCTTGAGTGTCGCATCCGCTACGGCAGTTGCTCATTATTTCCCCTTAGTTACTCGCTTACAAAATTCCATGTTGCGCTTGATTCGTTCTTTCTCATCACCTTCTGGCACACCTTGCAACGCCGCTGATGTGAAAGTCTCTGCTATGTCGTAAAGTTTGAGGTTGTAAGCACTAACGCCTGCAAGGTCGTAAGCCTTCCAATCCCACACTGCTGCTTCGTAGCAGTAGTGATTTGAACGGGGAAGTTCAAAAATCTTTGTGGTTGCATCTAAGCAACGCTGCCAGTCATTGCGTCTGTAGGCATCAATGGCTACGCCATACCAAGGCTCACCTTGTTCAGGTAAAAGTTGTACGCCTTTGTCAAACCATTCTTGGGCATCTTGGCCAAGGAAACGGGCTGCCTCACCCATCCAGCGGCAAGTAGCCGCTGCCTCTACATCCCAGCCGTCAAGTTCTAGGCGAGTCTTGCCAGCCTTGAGAACATCTTCCCAACGGTTATGGAAATAATACTCACGTGTCATGTAGGTCCACATGCGTGGATCAGTTGGGTTTTCTTTAACTGCCATCTCAAGCAGTTCTACATACTGACCGCGAGACTTCTCATTATCTGGTTGATGCGAGATAACAGCATCTAGGATCTGGCAAGCCTTAGCTTCGCCTTCTCCGTACCAAAGTTGCACTTCATGGCAAGGGTATTTCCATACCCAACCAAATCTACTGTGAAGCCTATCTCGTTCCCATTTGCTGCCAGTATCCATACTGATCCAGCCAAACTGACAACCGTCAACCCATTTGTTCTTGATCTTGCTAAAGAACTTAGGTCCTGGAACTTCGTCCAAATCTAGGATTACACATACATCTGCGTCTTCTGGAACCAACGATAGAGCGACGTTACGAGCAACATCGAAACGCCAAGGACGAACGCGAATGTCATAAACATCCACGCCAGCTTTGCGAAGCGCCTCTTGTGTACCATCTGTACTTCCCGTGTCTGCTACTATTCGATAATCAGCAAATTTAGTTGCTTCTGCATAACGTTCAACGTGTTTGATTTCATTGAGAGCAATTGAGTAAACAGCAATTTTCATACGCCTCGATTATAACATATTTATTACATGCCACCTAGCATCAAGATGTCTGGCATTGCTGTTGCATTAGAACCTGTCGCACCTGTAGATCCAGTAGCACCAGTGCTACCAGTTGATCCAGTTGCACCCGTTGCACCAGCAGTACCTGTACTACCAGTAGCGCCTGTGGCGCCAGTTAATCCCGTAGATCCTGTTGGTCCAGTTGCTCCAGTGTTTCCTGTAGTGCCTGTTGAGCCAGTCGCGCCTGTACTTCCCGTCGCTCCAGTAGCGCCCGCTGTTCCAGCCGTTCCCGTACTACCTGTAGCACCAGTAGATCCTGTTGGGCCTGTGACTCCCGTTGGTCCTGTACTACCTGTAGCGCCAGTTGCTCCCGCAGTTCCCGCCGTGCCTGTAGCCCCAGTTGCACCTGTTGAACCAGTTGGCCCAGTCGGACCAGTAACCGTTGAAGCAGCACCCGTGGAGCCAGTAGGTCCAGTAGGACCAGTACTGCCAGTAGGACCAGTAGGTCCTGCCACCGTTGAATTTGCACCTGTTGCTCCTGTAGAACCTGTAGGACCAGTTGGTCCAGTTATCCCTGTTGATCCAGTGGATCCAGTAGCCCCTGTGCTGCCTGTAGAGCCTGTAGGTCCAGTAGGACCTGTGGATCCAGTTGACCCTGTAGAGCCTGTGCCGCCTGTAGATCCTGTTGATCCAGTCGAGCCAGTAGCTCCTGTTGAGCCTGTACTTCCTGTTGATCCTGTTGCACCTGTAACACCTGTATTTCCTGTAGGGCCTGTAGGGCCTGTGGAGCCTGTAGAGCCAGTTGATCCTGTCGGTCCTGTAGAGCCAGTTGCTCCCGTACTTCCCGTGCTTCCAGTGGCACCTGTGGCGCCTGTACTGCCTGTACTACCAGTTGACCCAGTAGAACCTGTAGATCCAGTAGGGCCTTGAGCGCCTTGCGCTCCTGTGTTTCCTTGTGGACCTGTTGCTCCTTGGTAGCCAGTTGGACCTTGCTGACCAACAACTCCCATTTCAAGAACAAGGTACTGCTCAGAACTAATGTCATAGACGTTAGTTGTAATGGGGATTTCAACTGTGCCAATACTATCAGGAGTAATCGCCATTATTGAGTCACCGAATTAGAAATTACGAAGGCTCCTTGCAAAATTTTTGTGACTGTACTATCTGGGGCTGTAAGGTTTAAGTCATACATGTAAGTACCAGCAGCTAGGGCTGCTGTCTGTGTGGCGGTCAAGGTAAGGGTAATCCGACCTGCGCTAGGTGTAATGACAATGCGCCCATTGGATGTGGAAAGTTCAACAATGACCGAAGTATCTGCTGCGGCGCGAACTTGCATAAGGGCTGTGTAGCTTTGTAGCAGCACCACGTTGCCACCAATTTTCCATACTGGAGCAAGGGTAAAGGTTGTACCTTTATAGACATTGATGTTGTATCTACCTGGATTTAGCGACACCGATGCTCCTAAGAAATAACTATAGTGAACGTACTTGACGTTGCGGACAAATTATAGTTATCAGTAACTGTTACCTTAAGTCCGCTATAAGTAGCAGAAGCAGATGGTCTTCCTGATAACACGCCAGATGGATCTAATCTTAATCCTGCTGGCAATACATTTGATGTTGGGCTTAAGGAATACGATTTATTAAGTCCGCCACCAGTTGCAGTAAAAGTTACAGAATAATCTGTATTTATAGTTCCATTTAATGAACCTGGAACTACGACAGATGGGTTGGCGATGATGGTTATATTTGGGCCATACCCAGCGTTGTATAAAATGTCGTATTCTACTTGAGATAAAAAATACTCTCCCCCGCCCAAATAGCAGTAGTCTGCNGTNTGNGTATCCTGTACTGCTGGTGTGCGCTGGCGCACTACCGTTGTTCCAAAAACTAGNAGAGAATCTCCACGATCAATCTTGTAGCGCCAGAACAAGCGACCAAAGCCAGCAGGGCCTTCTTTAACTGTTGGTGGTTTAAGCAAGTATGACATTTGCTACCTTTCATTTTAAGGGTGCCATCCCCTGCCCGAAAGCAGGGGATGGCTGCTACTTAATTACTTAAGAAGCGTTGATTGAGCTTGAAGACTCAATACGAACCAATGCTTGTGAACGGTAACGAGCAAAGCCCAATACACCGTACCAACCGATTGGACGGAAACGCATTAACTTGTCAACAATTGGTCCGAAGATAACGTGTGGCTCTTCGGCAACTGCTTCTGCAAGTGCTTGCTTTCCAGCAACGAGTGTACGGAATACACGAACGCCGCCAGTTGAGTAAACGTAATCTGATCCGCCCCATGTACCAGTGGTACCTGTTGCGCCAGAACCGTCAGTTGTGTTGAATAGACGTGGTGACTCTACGAACATTGCACCTTCGTAAGTACCGATTGTGCCAGGCCAAAATTCTGACGCGCCAGTCTCGGAGTACTTATGATCGTCACGCCATCCACCAGCACCAGTCTCAGCACGAAGATCGTGTGAAACTTCTGGGTGGATACCGCACCAGTAGTATTCTCCCTGACGTGGGACAACCTTACCTGCGCGGAGCTTAGCAACAGCCAAACGGATGTCGCGTGACTTGATAACAGAACCAGAACCGATAGAGGTTTGTGTAGTTCCGTTGGTGTATGTACCAGCGTATGTGCTGATTGCAGAGCCTGTAGCGCCTGTTTCTGCAACTACGTTTGAACCAAAGTTCAATTGACGTAGTGCAACAGTGTCAAGGCTGTCTGCCATGTTGAAGGCGATGATGTCAGCAATTGCTGGATCAACGTCTGAGAGTGAGAAAAGTTCCAACTTGCGAGTTGCAAGTGAAGCATTTCCGTATTCATTCAGAGTAACAGTAATAGGTGTTGTGTTGCCGATAGCAACAGCATCTGGATCTGTCGTCTCTGAAAGTGGAGTTGTTCTGACGTCCATGTCGTTGTAAATCTGGAATACAACGGATGAGCCAGGCATTGCTTGCTGTACTGGACGCTTGTCTGCAACATCGCGGATAAGCGGAACAGCACGGAGAGCAAATTCTACATAACGATCATACGCGGTCTGGACCAATGAGGTTCCGAGAGACGCGTTAGAGGTATCTGTATATGCCATTTTTTCACCTTCTTTCTATGAGGGTGTAGTGTGCGAATGGGTTACCGACGCGGCCTTCCATTGGAAGGCTCACCAAAGATCAACACATCAAGTTCTGCTTTAGATTTGACACCAGCTAATTTTGAGGCTGTGTCTTGATCGCGTGATGGTGTATTCGCATTGTGGGTAACTGCGTTAATACGCTGTACCGCCATTGCATTTTCTGTTGGTGTGTCGTCGGGTTGAGTAGCATCTGCTGAGTTTGAGAAACCGAATACATCGGCATTTTCTGCTAACCAAGCATCTACTTGCTCAGGCGTACTTACGTCGCCAGGAATAAACTTGGCGACCTTATCAGGTACGCCTTTCGATGCCAATACTTCTTTGACTGAACGAGTGCGAAGATCCTGTTGGATACTTGCTAGCTGTTCCGTTAGTTCCTTCTTTTCCTTCTCTGCACGGCGTAAAGCCTTGCGGAGATTGGCTGGACCTTTATCATCAGATTGTGACTGATCTTCAATGTCCAACTCGTCATCGTCATCTTCATATTGGTTTGCCATGTGGCACTCCCTTTTCTAGTTGAGACGCAGACCGCAACACTTCCCAGGGGAAGGAGTGGTGGCTTCTGCTACTGGTCTTCGGTTACACAACCCCCATGCCAGTGAGTAGGGGTAGGTCTATGTGGGCTAGAGAACGCCGCTTTGGTCTGTTCCTAGGCTGCCCTTGCCTGCTCCTGCGGAGCCGCTAAATACGTTAACGCGTTGTTGGCGTTGACGTTCTAATTCTTGTTGCGCTGCGGCAGAACCTGCGCCACCAAATTGGGCGCCAAGTAATTCTTGCCCAACAGCGCCAGCATTTGCTGGTGCGTAAGTTGTTGCTAATGCTTGTTGTTCAGGTTGCGACATGGCAATGTTTCTAAATCCTGCTTGTGCTTGAGCCTGCGTAACATCAGGACCGTATAATTCAGCAGTTGCTTGGTTCACACCAAGTCCCTGCTTAGCAGCAGCGGTAGCAAACTGAGTTGCTTCTACTTGCTTTTGGATCAAAGGCATAGCAGCATTTGGATCAAGCAAGTGAGCAATAGCATGACCTTGGTCAAGGCCATAAAGGTTCTGCATTTGCTGTGCATAGAAAGGATCAGAGTTGGCAATAACGTCCTTGGCTAGACTTACGCGACTCTGTAATTCGCTAGGAGATACATCGTTGCCAATAAAATTGGCAAAGCCAGCCTTTGTGTTATAGAAACCATCTGGCGTACCTGCGCTACGCAAGATTTCATTATAGGTAGATTCAAGGTTGAGGTATTGCGATGGGTTTAGAGGCGCTAAACCTTTAGCCATGCGGGCAGCGTTGCCAGAAAAGCGTTCACGATAAGCAACAGCTAATGGATCTTGGCTTTTTGGATCTTGAGCAATTAGGGAAATTGTATCTCCACTAAAACCTTGCTTAACAAGATTAGTAATTGCTGATGCAATGTCTCCACCAAGTCCGTATGAGTTAAATAAAGAAACAAGGTTCTGGGTAGCATCAACTTGCTTAGCAATAGATTGATCTGTCACGCCTGTGTAGTCAGTTCCAAGCACTTGATTAACAGGTCCGCCTGGGGCTTCAAGAGCAGCGGCAGTTTTTGCTGCTTCTTCTGCTAGAGCCATATACGCTTCATTAGTTTTACTTACTGCATCATTGGTTGCAACAGCAGCATCTACAGCTTCTGCACTTTGCAAATTGGCTACTTGCTCTGATTCGGCAGCAGCTATGTCAGTAGCCGATTTAGCAGCATTGGCCTTCATTGCGGCAGTAAGTTGCGCTTTAGTTAAAGGTTTTGCTGGTTCTGGCATCTCTGGTGCTGGGCCAACGCCACCAAGGTACTTGCCTAATACAGATGGATCAATAGTCGCCATTAGTACGCCAATCCGAAGTTACGAAGTACTTGCAGTCCTACATTGTCTAGGCTCTGACGTGCATTTTGGGTGTAACCCCAGCGTGGGTCATTGCGTAGTTGTTGTTCAAATTGATAAAGCGATTTGGTTTGTGGCTTGCCATCTGGGCCTACTGCGTTAAGAGCAGACTTAATTGTATCATTTGAAAGGTCAATACTGGCTGCTGGAATTTCAAGAATGTTAGACATTGTTTGCATGTAAGGATCTGCCAGTGTCTTTAGATTAGTTCCAGCTTTAATTTGCTCTGCAAATTGTGGGTATAGCCCCGCTGCGCTTTCACGCAACAAACCAGAGACTGTATCTTCGCTTGTTTTGCCAGAGACAATATCCATAGCATGCTGGCGAGCAGCATCATCTGAAAGTGGAATACCATTCTGGAAAGCAACGTTCTTGAGGTTTGTAAAATACTGACCAGCAGGACCTTCTGGAATGTTTAACTTGTTTACTGCTGGTCCACCTAAAAGGTATTGTTGCTTGACACGTGAGTCAAGATAATCGCCAAGATCGGTACCTTGGTTTGTAAGGTATTGGGTATTCTTTAATACGCCATTTTGGTAAGTCTCTTTAATAGTAGATTTTGTCTGACCATCTGGAGTAAGGTATTGAGCCTTGATTTCAGGAAGCATAGATAAGGCTTCTTGTGGAGTAGCATTTCTGCCGTAATACTTTTGGTAAGTCTTGTTGATGTCATCCACTATCGAAGCATCATTTGGCATGGTGACAGACTCTTGAGTGCGAGTAAATGTGCCAGACTTAGGTGGCTTTTTAATTGAAGTAGTAGTACTTGCGCCAGCGGCAGCAACTTTTGCCCTTGCGGCATCAGCTTGCGCCTGGGTCATTACCCCTCTTTTAACCAGATCGTCATAGACGTCAGCCATTATTTACTCTCCTTTGGAGTCAAGTACTTTTCATAAACAAGATCCTGCGAAAGCAATCTGTCATACATGTTCTTAAAACCATTGTCTTGTTTTAAGTTATCTACAACGACGTCATAAGCAGTTTTAATGTCTTGGTTAGCTTTAGCGTCAATGCTTTTAACAGCACGGCTGGCAAGCTGAGCAGCAAGTGTTTGGCGTAGATTCAAATACAAGCGAACCGATTTCCAAGTAGGATCATCTTTATGATCTTCCATGAATTTTGTATTATCAAAAACTTTGCCAAGGCCAGCAATGACTCGGTTAGTTTTAGATCCATCTGTATCTAAATAGTCGTCATACCATGCAGTTTTGACATTTTGCCCTGTGGTTTTATCAACAACTGGGTTGCCTTGAGCATCTCTAACATAAGCAAGGTTATCAATAACTGCCTGCTTTGCAGCTTGTAAATCTTCTGCACCTTTTTGGCTAATAGAAGTTAATCCTCTAGTTTTGAGTTGCTCGTCAATGTAATCAGTAAGTTGCCCGTAGGTAGCCCATCCTCTTGAGGCTTCATTCTTTTTGCGAGCCTCAATTGGACTTTGAGCTTGCTTAAATGTATCTGGGCTACTTGGGGAAACTTTGTTTGTTGAAAGCCAGGTATAAGCAGCTGGTGAAAACTTGCTGTCTTTAGGATCATTGACAATAAAACCGACTAATGAAGGAATTTCATTGAAAATGTCGCCAACAAGGTCTGAATACTTGCGGGCATTAGTGACAGCATTTTCAGTTGACTGAATACCAGTAGGATTTTTTGAAAGGCTAGTAGCAAAATCAAAGAAATCTGGATAGCCCGTTTGTGGGTCAAGGAACTTACGGTCTGCATCTAGTCCGTATTGCTTTTGGAAAGCACGGTATTGATCCATGTAGAAGCGATAAGGGCTATCAAACTTAGGAGCAAATGGAAGGATAAGGTTTGCAGCAATACGCATCTTATAAAAAGCGCTGGTCATTTCAGCAATCTTCTTATCAGATACTGGTGGCTTTCCTTCTTGCTTTGCATTGTATTGTTCTGTATTCCAGATCAATTGGAAAGTCTGAGCATATTTCTTATCATCCATTCCAGATGACATAGTTTGCGCCCGTTTGTACCAAGCTGGCATGAACTGATCTAAAGATCCTGTTGCGCTAGAAGGACCGTAAGGTAGCGCCCAGTGAAAAGCATCTTCGATTCCTGGAACTTTACCTTCATAACGTTTAACAAATTCAGAAGCAGGAATTGCCACATAAGGCCCAATTGGGAATAAGTCACCAAAGGCATTTTGGTTTCCTTTGTTAAAAGCAAGATCCATGCCACCTTGAAACAGAACATCTAATGACTGCTTTGGAATTGCCATGTTGTCAAGTGATGTAAGTCCTCTACCTATAAAACCAGGCAGTTTTGATACACCTTTAGGAAGTTGAATCCAAATATTATCGTTACCAGTAGTCTTGCCTTCTGGAACTGGCTTGCCATCTTGGTCTGTAACTAAACCAGCCTTGTTGGGTGCTTCCCATACTTGGTAGCCCTTATTAACAATTGCTGGGTTGTTAGCAGCAAACTTCATCCATGTCTTGTAAGCATTTTCTTGTGCTGAGAAGAACGGGCTAACATACTTAAATGCAGCAGCAAGGTTACTTCTGCGCTCAATGTTAAACAAAATCTGCTTCATACCGCGTTGAGCAATCTTGTGAGATTCGGCCATAATTGCCTGTTGCTCTGCTGGAGTAACTGTTGCTTGCTTGGCATCTGACAAGATATTAAGGCGCCGTTTGGCTTCATCACGATACAACTTAATGTAAAGTGGGTGTCTCGCCCAAGCATCTTCTGGCATAGTGCCAAGAACTTTGAATAGACCATTGATAATTTTACGAGCTTGAATATGATCTAAATTGTCAATGTTATTACGAAGCACATGGCCGTGAATAACTGGAAGATCGGCAGGGTCTTTGAATGTTTTACGCAAATCATTTGGCGTAATCTCACCAAGTTTATTACGCAAGCCAGATGTATCTGGAAGATAATGGTCAAAGAAACCATTGATCTTTGTTACATACTCGGCAGAGTCATCTGCGCTAAGTCCAAGGCGACTGCGTAGATCGCGGCCTTCTGGGCTGCTGCGAAGCCATTTAGAAATGTCATCTACCGACTCGCCATCTGCAATTTTCTTGACTACCTTTGAGTTGCCAAATTGACGGTTAAGTGTCTGCGCCCATTGTTCAAAGTATTGTGGGTCTTCTGGTTTAATAATTCCAATACCTTTGCTTGCAAGGTTTTTGGAATAAAGATCAGTGTTGATATCAACCATGCGCTGAAATGATGCAGAAGAAGAAGTCTTGGCGCGGAACATTTCACCAAGTTTTCCGCCAAAAGCATCGTCTAGGAAATAGACTTTTCCATCTGATGTGTAAATTGGCAATGTTCCAGTACCAATGTAACGCTTCGCTGATTTCTCTGCTCGATTAGCAATCAGATCAGTGTAATGCTCAAAGATGCCTTGCTTCTCAGCACGAAGGGTCTGCTCAACACCAAGTTCGCCAATGGCGTCAATAGAATCTACGCCACCAAGGCTAACAGTGGCTTCAAGCTCAGCAATTTTCTTGTCATGTGCGTTAATTTCTTTAAGCACATTAACTCGATTTTTTTCAACTTGCTTAAAGTTTATTTTTTCGCCAGGGATTACCTTTAAGTCATCTACCATGCTACCTGCGGTTTTGTAAGTATTGTACACAAGGTCTTTCATGCCTTCACCTAGATGACTAAGGCTAGCCATAGCGCCTACAGATGCAGCAATACGAAGTTGAGAGTCAAGTCCGTTGCGAAGTGTGTAACCAAGGCGGAGCAGCGCTCCAGCCTTAAAAGCATCTTGCAAGAAATCCATGTAATGAAGAACTGTATCTTTGCCTTGGCCTACAACTTTGCCAGTTTTGCCAAGCATGTTCAAAGATTCTGCGTTGCGTTTGAGCAACTTATCCATCAACTCAAAATCCATAAGTGGAAGGAAATCAGCAGATTGAGATTCAAGTTGTTGAACTGTAAGTATTTTCTTGTCTGAGTCAACCATAAAGCCTTGGTCTTTAATTGCTTGCATGGCGCTAACACGGGCATTTTTGTACCCACTATAAATTTCTTCTGCTAAATCTGGATCAATTCCATGCTTGTCGGCAATGCGCTTAAACAAAGTGTTTTCAAGAGTAAGGGCAGCTTGATTACGAGCCTCTGGAGTGGCAGCGCCAATGTAGCTATTTAATAAACCATTTGCTTCTTCTTGGCTAACGGCACCAACTTTGGTAAGGCCAGGAGTCACACGATTAAGTTCTGCAACAATTTCTTTGTAAGAATCTGGATCGTTAAAATCAACTAGACCTGCTGGGCGCTCATCGGCTGCCCAAGAAATCTTCTGATACATCTTGTGGAAAGGTGTAGGTTGATAAACCTCAACCTTTGGATTACCAACTGTCTTATCGTAAAACTTTAAGGCACGTGATTTGGCAACAAAGTCTTCTGCTGATTGAAGCCCAACTCCAGTGGTACGAGTGAGACTGCCGCTACCTTGACCAACTTGCATAAGTTTAGCAAGATACTTGTCATTTTTAATAAGAGCATCATAGTTATCTTTTGCTTCTTTAAGAACGCCTTTGTCAAAACTCATAAAGGGAAGCATGCCGCTTCCATCTGGAACAGCAAACAACTTGTAATTATCAACAGCGTCAAGATTGCTCTTAGCAAGGTCGAGTGCTTGAGTTAAATCTGCTCGCTTGACTGCAAGATCAGCCATTGCTTGAGGATCGCCAAGTGCAGAGCGAAGAATCTCTGCTGTGGTATTGACATCTGTTGACTCACCAAGCATGTGGGCTAAAAGGCCAGGGTTGCTAGATGATTTAATCATTGGATGGTTAAGGGCATACAATGAATCGTTTTTTGTAAAATCTTCTAAAGGTTTAGTGAAGCGGTTTTTAACTCCACCAATTTGAGCCTTGGTAATTTCTTCTGCGGCTTGAGCAGCGTCATCAGCTGTGCGGATCGCACCAACACCGAGAGTGCTTGCTTTTGCTGCTTTGATTGCACGACCAGCACCAAGAGAAACGTCTAATCCCAATTGAGCAGCAGCATCAATTGCTCCGCTGGTTACTTTTCCCCAAGTGCTATTCTTAAAAGCTTGTTCGCGTTGAGCAGGATCGTAGATGTTAAAATTTTTATCAAATATAGATTTGTTCCAAACATAATTAACAGCTTGTCCAACTGAAATGCTCTGTGCGCCTTGATAGGCTTTTTTCCATTCGGCAGGATTGAAGTAATTAAGAACATTTCCAGATTGATTAACGTCACCTTGTACAAGGTTAACTGTTGCGGCAGGTTCACGCAAAACATTCTGGTTAATTGTATTAAGCTCTTTAAGTGCGGGAGCAACAATTGGAGTTTTCATAATAGCGTTGCCAACAGATGCTATAGGTTTAGCAATAGCTTTCTGGTTTTCATCATAAGCACTTTTGAAAGTGTTAACAAAACCGTTGTATTGTTCGGCATCGTTAAACGGGGCAGTTGCTACATCCCATGCAAATTTAGCAGAACCAGCGACTCCGCCAGCTACTTCTCCTACAAACTTGCCAGCGTTAGTCGCAACCTCACCAATTCTGTTCCATAAACTCACAGGCTATTCCTTAACTGGCGAATGACCTGCCGTGTCTCTGGAGATGTATTTGGGCGGCTTGCAATGAATGAAAGCACTGGCATGTACATAGCAATAGATGCTTTGAAAGCATCGTTTGCTGCAACATCTTGTGCGCCAAGTCCAAGTGACTCCATGCCAGGACCTGCGCCGAAATCGGCGCCAGAACTGATTGGTTCATCTGGGCGTTGTGTAGGTGCGTTCATAGGAACTACCTGTGCTTGCTGTGCGGCTCGTGCTACTTGACCTGCTGGCATACCTTTAACATCAGGTGTTGCTGCCATAGGCGCACTCTGCTGTATGTTCATCATGTCTGTTCCATCGCCGTAGTCTCCACCAGCCATGTATCGTGCTGCTTGCTTTGATGCTGGTCCGCCATCGGTTCGTTGCGACATTGCGCCAGGGCCTGATGACATTGCTGGTTTAGATGGAGCTTGATATCCGCCTTTGCCTGCCATGTTTTACTCGCCCTCTATAATAGTCTCAATGGTTCGGGTTACATCATCGTGGAAAGCCTTTTGGGAATCCACGACATCTGCTTTGTTAATAAACATGTGCATTATCGCGTCCATAAATAATGCAAATGCTGTAAAGATATCTACAAATAATTTTGCTGAAACGGCAAGGACATCCCACGGCGTTAAGAGCAGTGGGAAGTCCTCGTCGTCATGGTCGTGCAATGTTACTTCGCGCCCTTGTTGGTACCCTTGGTACCTGCTGGTTGCTTTGTAAAATTCATAGCTGTTGCTCCTGGCATTGCAGCACCGATCTTCTTTTGAATCTTTGCTGGCTGCACTGGTGCGCTACCATGTCCGCCTTGATTGGCAGGCTTTGGAGCGGAAATGCTCATCTTTGATGCTTTCATTTATTTCTCCTATAGGGATTAGTTTTAGACAACCAAAACGCGTTTAGATTGGTTGCCTTCTGAGTACACCAGCAGACATCTGCGCTGCACCAGAAGATGAAAGACCTGCAAGTAATGTTTGCAGGGCTGGGCGTCCACCAGGAGCCATGCCTTGCTGGCCTGGTGCTACACCTGACATACGACCAGATGACTGTAAGCCTTCTGGAAGTTGACCTGGCTGACCAGAAGTAGGTTCCCCAGAGGGCGCCTGTCCTGGGGCTTGTGCCTCACCAGCGGTCTGAGCCTGCTCTGGGGAAACTTGAGGTTCCTGCGGAGCAAAGGCTTCCGCTATGACGTCTTCAATTGGACGTCCTTCTTGGCGGCCATTGATGACCATAGCCATAGAACTAAGAATCTTAGATGGGTCTTGACCTTGTGCCACCATTGCAGGAAGTGCTTGAGCATAACCTGAAACTGCTTGAATTAACGCATCGCGTAATTCTTCAACTTCAACTCGCTCTTCTTCCATAGTGACGTTCATTTCCCACGGCATCTGACGACGCAAGAAGTCACGGCTGATTAACTTATCGCCACGTGCTTGAAGCCCAAAGACTAATGCACGGTTAGGATCAAGTCCTGCCATAAGGCCGTAGGTAACATCGCAGTAGTAATCTCCTGCAATGTCCTTAGAAGGTGTGTAGTTGATTTCATAAGGAGCGCCAGCGTTAATGCCGCGTACTTCCTTAGTAACTTCTGGCCAAATGGTTTCATCCATTTTGAAGCAAAGGAACATCACCTTGCGGAAGCACTCAGCAAATACTGCTTGTGCTGTCTTGACTTGAGTATCAAAGCCACCCATGAGTGCTTGTACACCCTTGCCAGTAATGATAGAACCTGACTGTTGGCCAAGGCGACCTTCTGGGTAACGTGCGCCAGTACGCATTTCTTGGTCAAGCAAAGCGTTCTCTTGGAAGATACCGTTGGGAATGTTTAGATCAACACGGCGGATCTTCTCTGGAGAGGCTGAACGGATAGTGGCATCTGGACCGATTTCAAGAACGTTAACATCGGCTGGTAGCGCGAAGGGCGCTTGGACGGATTTCTGAGCGGCTTCCAGTGCCAAACTTGCAAAGCGGGAACGAGCAACCTGTACCCACATGATGTCATCAAATTGACCGCGTTGATGCTCGTCAGAGTCAATGCCAGGACGTACCGCGATAACAACTGGGATTTCACCCATTTGGTTAATCGCTTTTGATAGAACAAAGTTATTGCGCTCTGGTAAGAATAGAACTAGCTGTTCTTTATCTTGGTAGCGATACATCTCAAGGATGCGTTGTGAGTTGCGGTTCTCGTACTGCCCACGGATAACAGTCTCATGCTCAGGGAAATCGTTGATAAGTTCACGTACAGTTTTGGTGTAACGCTTGCTGTATGAGATTAACTTGCCGAAGCGATCAAATTCTGGATAGGCGCCAATAGGAGAATCAATACGAATAGCAGGACGCTTGTTCTCATGGTCTTCCTCAATGATGATAGGTAGCATACCAAAGGTCAGGTAACGATCTGCACCTGAGTACATCATGGTCTGTAGGTTGGCAGTGTCGCGGTAACCAGCAGCAATCATGGTGCGAAGGTCTGCTTTCTTACGTGCGCGATCAGATACTGAGTCTGTGGTCATGCAGGAGAAGGTAGGCAGTGGAGCGATAACTTCTGCAACATCGCGAGCTGCGATGTCAATAAAGTTAGCGATCATTGGCTTTGGGTAATCCTCGGAGAACATGCCTGGAAAGACAGTATCAATCTTGCCTTGGCGAATCGCTAATAGGTCGTCGTAGCGGGAATCGCGTGTGTGATAATGGCCGCGTAGTTTCCGCAACTTATCACTAATGACATCAATGTCTAGCACTATAGGTATCCCCCGTTAGATGCGATCTTCTCTTGGATTTTCTGATATTCTTCTAGGTTCACGACTCTGCGTTTAGCAATCTCGTTGCGAGTAGCAAATGGGTTTTTAACCCATGAACTACCATAAGCACCATTTTGGTTGATGTAATCGCGCATTTGGGTTTCTGCGAACCATAAGGCCATTGGGCCGTCCTGCTTATTCTTGGTGCCTGGTGACCAAGTAATCAACTGCTCAATCAGAGCCTTGATGTTTTCATTATCTGTGCGTGGCAAGTCAATGAGGTTATTACCCATGTGCTTGCCGAGCTTGTCAACAGTTCCAAAGAGCGGAGCCATCGAAGCCACACCAAATTCAGCATCCATTTTGTTGGCACCTGTGTAGTGCTGGACAAGTCTAATGCCGCGTGATGCTAAGAACTTATTGATTTCCTCATCCATTGTAAGAAACAACTGGAAAGCGTTCTTCTCAATGACCCATACTTTTGGGTTGTACTTCTCGGTCCAACTAAAGATTAGTTCACGGATGCGCTGTGGTGTAGGCGCAGGCATCCTTGATGCTTCTAGTATGTAACGCTTTTGGGTTGCTCTGTCTCCTGTATAGACGATGGAGAATGTATCTCCCGACATGGCTGGATCCATCGAGCAGATCGTGTATGAACCGTTGAGGGATGTAGGATGTCCAGGTGCGCCGATAACAAGGTTGCCAGATGCTCGCATACCACTGACACTGCCTCGTACACATTCTGGGCTAAAGACCGCTTCACTGTCCACATCCTGTTGCTGATAAACCATTGCCCAAGTCTTTGGGTCAAGTAATCCTCGCCTTTGGCGTAAGTTTTTTCCATCCCATCGTGGGTATAGCCCGTCTGCGTCGGGGCCTGCCTCATCGCCCAACCACGGTCTATCAGATTTAGGCCAGAG